ACTTTGACGACCTAGCAAAAGCCAACCTTGGCTCTACTCCTGAAGAGTTCGACCTAGACTACGGTCAGACCCCTAACAGAGAGTCCGAAAACGGCAAGCCTTCTACTAACGCTATAGCAAGACTAGGCGGAAAGGGTGAGAAGAAAGAAGTCAAGAAATCCGACTTCCTAACTCCAGACCTAGTATCAGAGGCAGATGTAGAAGCCGCATACGAAGTTTACAAGGCTGCTGCAATGGAGCAGGAGTTCAGGGGTTCACTAGAATCCCGATTTGCAGACAGATTTGCTACTGAGAGAGCAGAAGAAATCGCAAAGGCAGAAGCCGCAGCATACGATGCACGTGGCCCTCTTGACGAGGTAATGAAGGCTCTTGGTGCTCTTAATGAGCGAATCGACACCATAGGAACAGTTGAAGCTGGCACTCCAATCGCTAAGAGTGAAGCGGAGCCAGCAGTAGAAATACCCTCCACAGTAGACATGCACAGAATGTCATGGGATGAGGTACACGCCCTAGCAGATAAGGCATTTAGAGGAGAGTGAGATATATGGCAAGAAATTACGTACGAACAATAACAGACATGGAGCGCTATTACTATGGCGCCGGAAACGCAATGGGTTACTCCTACTCCGGTAGTGAGTTACTCAAGGCTGACAGCCCTATGCTGTCCACGACTGCTGGTACATACCAAGCAATCTACGGGCGCAAGGTCTGGTCGCAACTCAACCAAGAGTTCAACGCATTCAGCATCCTACCCAAGAAGCCTTGGGACAGGTCGGGATGGAGAGTCATCACAGGCAAGCCAAACGGCGGTGCACTACATGGTGGAGTTGCAGAAAACGCAACACTGCCAGACACTGTGAAGCCTACCTTCCAGCACGTAGCTGCAAAACCAAAGACAGTCGCACACACATTCGACATGTCCGAGACAGCTATCTTCCTAGCAGACAGAGACGATGGATTGGGAGATATCCGCTCAGTTCTAAAGGAAGAAATGGGCAAGCACCACGCTGAGATGGTCAATAAGATGCTACTAACAGACGTTACAACTGCAGCAGCTAACAACTTTGAGTCGCTAGACCGAGTCACCACCGGAAACACAAGCATGACATCCGGTACTCACTACGACACTGGAGACGAAGACATCTACTCCATCGACAGAAGCGCTAACACATGGGCCTTCGCAGAAGATGAGGCTAACAGCTCCAGCACAAACAGGACACTGTCCCTAGACCACTTGGACACTTTGTTCCAGCAAATCTGGGAGCGCGGTGGAAACCCCAAGGTCATCCTAACAGGATACGACACTCTAATGAGACTACAGCAACTGCTACAGTCCCAGCAGAGGTTCATGGAAGAGAAGAGAGTTACCCCAACCTACAACGGTGTGAAGGGTGTCCCCGGTGTAGAGGCAGGGTTCATCGTGGCAACCTACAACGGAGTACCAATCATCCCAACCAAGGACATGCCAAAGGACAGCTTGAGCAGGATGTACTTCCTAGACACAGACTATGTGCACTTTAGCACAGCTATTCCTACGCAATACTTTGAGAGCGGAATTGAGACTGGTGACCCATTCGCCATTAACAGGTTAGGACAGGAAGGACTGTACCGAACCATGGGCGAGATATGGACCACTTTCTTCGGAGCACACGGGAGCATTCGTGACCTAAAGTGAGGTTGCAGAGGAGATAATAAAGAGGTGAAAAAGATATGGCAGCAACAACACACAGAGGAATAACATACACAGGCACTGGCACTTACACCCAAACCGTTAATCTGGACTTGGGACTTTGGGCTGGTAGCGACATAGACGAGACACTATGGCTCGACGGACAGGCAACCGCTGGTTACCCCGGTAACCTAGATGGGTTCCAAGCAACCAACACACAGGTAGTAGACAGGAGGAGCCCAAGGCTCGTCTCCTTGACACTTAGCTCTGCTCTAGCAGAGGGTAACACACTTACCCTAAGCGGAGAGTGCAGCAAGATTCTAACAGAAGT